CTGGTTACGCACAAGTTGGTGGAGAAATAGAAGACCTAGCATTCTTATGTCGTTCAACAACATTACCGGGTATGACTGTACCTAGTTTTAATGTTCCTTTCAGAGGAAGAGCAATTAAGATAGCTGGTGATAGAACAATTGAAGATTGGTCTGTGACTGCTTATAACGATACAGATTTCAAATTAAGAAACGCATTTGAAAGATGGTCAAACGGTATTAACAATATGACAGATAACGAAGGCTTAACTAATCCAGCGGATTATCAAGTTGACGCATTTGTTGACCAATTAGATAGAAACGGAGCAACAATTAAGAGTTACACTTTAAGAGGTGTTTTCCCTACAATTATTGCACCGATTGAATTGTCGTATGACGAGCAACAAGCGATTGAAGAATTTGCTGTGACTTTGGCGTACCAATACTTTGAAACAAACACTACTACGTAATACTAGTATATTAGGAGGGCGGCCTAAAAATCGCCCTCTTAAAACTATTATAAATATAGTAGTATAAACAAAGGAATAATATTATGGCAGATTTATTTGGATTTTCTATCACAAGGCAAAAGAAGCCACAGGATCCAAAACAAAGCTTTACAACACCACAGGCAGATGATGGTACACAAACTATCGCAGCTGGTGGTTATTTTGGTCAGTACCTGGATATGGATGGTACTGCTAAAAATGAGCAGGATTTAATTAGAAGATATAGAGAAATTGCATTACACCCCGAATGTGATATGGCAATTGAAGACATTATCAACGAAGCTATTGTTGCTAATGAACTTAAAGACGCAATTAAATTGGATTTAAGTGAAGTTAAATACGGGAATGAAATCAAGAGAAAAATAGACGCAGAATTTCACGAAGTTTTAAGGTTGATGAACTTTAATACTAGAGGTCACGACATCTTTAGAAGATGGTATGTTGATGGTAGAGTTTACTATCACAAAGTAATTGATAGAGACGCTCCTGTTAAAGGTATTACAGAGTTAAGATACATTGACCCACGAAAAATTAAAAAGATTAGAGAGATTAGGAAGAAACGTCCAGACGGTCCTACACCTTACGGATTGACTGTTGTTGATGAGTTTGAAGAATACTACATCTACAATGAAAAAGGTGTTTCTAACACTACTTCAGGTGGTATAAAAATTGCTGTAGATACTATCGCATTTTGTCCGTCAGGAATAATTGACCAAAACAAAAACTTGGTATTATCTTATTTACATAAGGCAATCAAACCTACTAATCAATTAAGAATGATTGAAGACGCTTCTGTTATTTACAGAATCGCAAGAGCACCTGAAAGAAGAATATTTAAGATTGATGTAGGTAATTTACCTAAAGCAAAAGCTGAACAATATCTACGTGATGTTATGGCAAGATACAGAAATAAACTTGTTTATGACGCACAAACAGGTGAAATCAGAGACGACAGAAACTATATGTCAATGTTGGAAGATTTCTGGTTACCGAGTAGAGAAGGTGGTAGAGGTACACAGATTGATACTTTACCAGGTGGGCAGAATTTAGGTGAAACTGCTGACATAGAATATTTTAGAGCGAAACTATATCGTTCTTTAAATGTACCTGTAAGTAGATTAGAGTCTTCTTCAGGATTTAATATGGGTCGTTCAACTGAAATTACAAGAGACGAACTAAAGTTTACAAAATTTGTACAAAGATTAAGAAAGAAATTTACTGAACTCTTTAACGACATTTTAAGAACTCAATTAGTTTTAAAAGGTGTGATTGCAGAAAACGAATGGATGGATTTACGAGATAACATCCAATACAACTTCTTACAAGATGGTCATTTTGCAGAATTAAAAGAGTCAGAAATGTTAATGGAAAGATTGAGACTGGCTGATACTATGCGAGACTATGTTGGTAAGTATTATTCGGTTGAGTTTATCAGAAAGACTGTTTTAAGACAAACAGACAGAGAGATAGAATCAATTGACAAACAAATTAAAAAAGAAATTGATGACGGTATTATTGCAATGCCCGATACATCAAATAATGGAGAACTATAATGACAAATAAAATACAAGATTTTGTGGACAAGTTAGCTAACGGAGATAATGCAGGTGCTGGTGAAGCATTTAAAGACGCATTAAGAGACAAAGTTGCTACATCACTTGATACACAAAGACAAGATATAGCTAGTAAAATATTTAATGGAATACCTGAAGCAGAACCTCATAGCGACCCTAAACCGGCCGTGACTGAGCCTAGTGATGAAACTGGTCAAATGATGGACACACAAGGTAATGAGATTACTTTTGAGCCAAATGGTAATGAACAACCTACACCTGAAGCCGAGGTTCCAAGTGCAGAGAGTCAGCCAGTTAATCAATAAAGCACCTGTTGATACAGTTGCTTACAATGAATTGCCACCACGTCAAAAAGATGTGGTGAATGATTTTTATAATCAAGTTAATTATGATACAGATGATGTTGTCAAAGAAGTTGAAAAAACAATTGATGATGTTTCTGTTAAACACGAAGTAAATACAGATGTAATTTATAATTACATTGATAAGGAATTAGGAGCATAAGATGGCGTGGGTTACAGTACCAGGTTCAAACAGTTTATGGCAATATGAAAACTCTGCTACGGCAGCTAATACATATCCGGATTCGGCTGACGGTGCAAACTCAACTGTATCAGGTGGTATAAGAACACACACAAGACCAGGAACTAATGCTGTCACAAAAGTTTATATGAGAACAAGAATGACTGGTGAAACAGTAGAACGTGGTGAACTTTCTAAAACTTATTATGATGGACAGTAATGACAATTTCTTGGTTTAATAATGGTATAAAATCTGATTCGATTGTACATACAGTAGATGATAATTTTAAAGTTATCACAAATGTAAAAGGCAATCAAAATGAAGAAATGGTTGTAGTTGATGTTTCAAAATTAAAAAACGCAACAAGTCAACCTAAAATTAGTATTGCAGGAATTAACTTTGAAGTATTTGGAACAGGCGAATTAAAACTTTTATTAGGAGAAACAGAAATGGTTACTATCAAAGGTAGAGGAAATTATGGTTTAAAACCAACTGAAAAAAAGTTGGTTAATAATGCAGAGGAAAATGTAAAAATAAAATCTGATTCTAATGTACCTAAATTTAATATTAGTTTAGAGTGTCACAAAGAATCAGGATTTGAGGTATAAAAATGGCAGATACGGTAACAACAAAAACAATTACAGATACGCAAGGTGTAAAATACGTTGCGAAATTAACAAACTTTTCAGACGGCACAGGCGAGAGTTTAGTTAAAAAAATTGACGCTTCAGAATTAACTTTTATGACCGAAGATGGTGCTAGAAAGATTGCCAAGATATGGTATTCTATCAATGTATCAGATACTAAATCGGCAGTTGAATTAGTGTGGGACGGAGAAACTAATTCTACAGCGGCCATTTTAAGTGGAAACGGTTATTGGGATTTAAGAACAGCAGGTAATGAGATTATTAATGACTCTACAACACCTACTGGAGACTTACTATTATCAACTAAAAATTTTGCTATAGGTGATAACTATACGATTATTGTTGAGTTTAGGTAAAATCCTTTATAAATATATAACAAAGAGAGAGATTAAATGAAACTAATATCGGAAGAAATTTCTTCAGCAGAATATATTGTAGAAGAAACAAACGGAAAAAAAGATTACAAGATACGTGGTGTATTTTTGCAGTCTGATATTAAGAATAGAAACGGTAGAATTTACGAGAATGCTATCCTTTCTAACGAAGTTAATCGTTATAACAGAGAATTTATCCAGAAAAATCGTGCATTTGGTGAGTTAGGACATCCTGACGGACCAACAGTCAATTTGGAGAGAGTGTCACATATGATTACTGCTCTAACTCCAGACGGCAAGAATTTTATGGGTGAAGCCAAGATTATGAACACACCTTACGGTAAGATTGTAAAAGGTCTTATTGACGAAGGCGCTCAATTAGGAGTATCTTCAAGAGGTATGGGTTCCTTGGTGACTAAAGGCGGTGCTAATTATGTAGGTAAAGACTTCTATTTAGCAACGGCGGCTGATATTGTTGCAGACCCCAGCGCTCCAGACGCTTTCGTTGAAGGCATTATGGAGAATAAAGAGTGGATATGGGACAATGGTCAGATTAAAGCACAAGATATTGAAGAATATAAAAAGTATATTGAGAAGGCAAAATCAATCCAATTAGCAGAAGCTAAGGCGGAAGTGTTTAAAACCTTTCTTAAAAAACTATAATATTATAAATATCTACTAGAGAATAAAATAAACGTTTATTTTACAATTAAGAATAAGGAGATTTCTAAAATGGCCGAGACAGAAAACAAGTCAGAAGCGTTGGAAAAATCAGCGGTTGCTGAAGCGAGTGTAAATACACAAGCTGACGCTCCGAAAAAGAATGCTGTAGCGGCTGAAACTTCAAAACTATCTAATAGTGCTGAAGATTTAGGTCCAGCGGTTGTTAAACCAACGGACAGCAATCCTGACGCAACAAAGAAAACTAAACAAGTTTCTGGTGACCCTCAACAAAAAAGTCAAGGTAGTGCAGACGCAATGCCAAAACTTAAAGAGGAAGAAGTAGAAGCTGAAGGTTCAGAAATCAAAGAAGGCGAAATGCCTAAAGCAGCTTTAGACGCTCTTGCTAAGTCGAAAGACAAAAAAGAAAAGTCTGAAGAAGCTGACGCTAATGACAAAGAGAAGAAAGACGAAACAATGATGAAGGCTTCTTATAAAAAAGAAGAGATTGATGTTTCAGACCACGTTGAAGCTCTTGTTAACGGCGAAAATGATTTATCTGAAGATTTTAAAAACAAAGCTGCAACTATTTTTGAAACAGCAATTAAGTCAAAAGTGGCTGAAATTGCAGAATCAATGGAAGCGGATTACAACACGAAATTAGAGCAAGAAAGTGCAAAAGCAAAAGATGAGTTAACTGAAAAAGTTGATTCATACTTATCTTACGTTGTTGAAGAGTGGATGAAAGAAAACGAAATCGCTCTTGAACGAGGAATTAAAGGTGAGATTGCTGAAGACTTTATCTCTGGTCTTAAAAAACTTTTCGCTGAACATTATATTGATGTTCCAGATGAGAAGTATGATGTTTTAGAAGCGCAAGCAACTAAAATTGAGAACCTAGAGTCAAAGTTAAACGAGCAAATTGAAAAGAATGTTGAACTAAAAGCTGAAAACAAAGAGAAAACTAAAGGCGAATTAATGTCTGAAGTTTCTTCAGATTTAGCTGACACTCAAAAAGAAAAATTTGCTAAACTTGCCGAAGAAATTGAATACTCAACAGCAGAAGATTTTAAGAAGAAGTGTGAAACTATTAAAGAATCATACTTTGGACAAAAAGCAAAAGCTGATGAGAGTTTAGATGATGTGGCGGCTGATGGTGAACTTTCTAACGAAGATTTATCAAAAGCGATGGCTGCTTACACTGCCGCTATTAGCAAAACAAAAGATATTAAAATATCTTAATCAAGGAAAAGGGAGAAAAAATAATGTACTTATCCGAAACTCACGAAAAAAAATGGCAGCCAGTCCTTGAGCATCCTGATTTACCAAAAATCACGGATTCTTATAGACGTGCCGTCACCTCTGTTATCTTGGAAAACCAAGAAAGAGCTGCTAAGGAAGACAATGCGTTCTTATCTGAAGCTGCACCAACGAACTCAACAGGTTCAGCAGTATCTAACTGGGATCCAATCCTAATTAGTTTAGTAAGAAGAGCAATGCCTAACCTTATCGCTTACGATATCGCAGGTGTTCAACCTATGACCGGTCCAACTGGTCTTATCTTTGCTATGAGAAGCAGATACACTTCACAAACTGGTCAAGAAGCTATGTTTGACGAAGCTGATACTGATTTCTCTGGTAGAAATGCTGCCGGTTCAAGCGTAGATGGTTATTCAACTACTGCTAATGCTGGTACTAATCCAAGTGTGCTTAACGATGGTTCACCAGGTACTTACACAACAGGTACTGCTATGACTACAGCTGCGGCTGAAGCATTAGGTGACGCTAGCGGAAACGCATTTGCTGAAATGGCATTCTCAATTGAGAAATCAACTGTGACTGCTAAATCAAGAGCTCTTAAAGCTGAATACACTATGGAACTTGCTCAAGACTTAAAAGCAATCCACGGTTTAGACGCTGAAACAGAGTTAGCAAACATCTTATCTGCTGAAATCTTAGCTGAAATCAATAGAGAAGTAGTTAGAACTATCTACATCAATGCTGAAAAAGGCGCTGCTGTAAATACTACAACTGCTGGTATCTTTGATTTAGATACTGATTCTAATGGTAGATGGTCTGTTGAGAGATTCAAAGGTCTTATGTTCCAATTGGAAAGAGACGCAAACAGAATCGCTCAGAGAACAAGAAGAGGAAAAGGAAATATGATTATCTGTTCATCAGATGTCGCTTCTGCTCTTCAAATGGCTGGTGTATTAGACTATACTCCTGCTCTTAACAACAATCTAAACGTTGACGATACTGGTAATACTTTTGCTGGTGTTCTTAACGGAAGATACAAAGTGTACATTGACCCGTATAGTGCAAACTCTTCGGCGAAACAATACTACGTAGTTGGTTATAAAGGTACTTCACCTTATGACGCAGGTATGTTCTACTGTCCTTATGTGCCACTTCAAATGGTTAGAGCAGTTGGTCAGGATACTTTCCAACCGAAAATTGGTTTCAAAACTAGATATGGTCTAGTAGCGAACCCATTTGCCGAAACTGGTGCAATTTCAGGTGCTGCTTCAGCAGTAAATGACGCTGGTTCAGCAAACTCAAACAGATACTACCAAAAAGTACAAGTTGCAAACTTAATGTAATTTTACTTAAAAGTAGAACTTTTAAAAGGGCGGCTTTATGTCGCCCTTTTTTTTGGCCTAAAAAACGCCTAAATAGTAATACACTATAAAAAAGGACTTATGGAACTAACAAGTATTTTAAAGAAAAATATTGTAATGATACCTGTTGTGGCCTCAATATTGGTTGGGTCATTTACTGGTGTCAAATACGTCATCAACTTAACAAGTCAAATTAACGACTCATCATTAGAAATTACAAATCTTAAAAGAGATATTGCATTAGTAGCCGAGAGTAATGCTGACCTAAAACAGCGTCTATCCAGAGCAGAAGGTACTTGGGAGATGGCAGAAAATCTATATAGAGAACTAGCAGAAAAAGTTAGAGACCAGGCGTGGGACATCAAAGACCTTAACCGTGATGTGAACGGTAA